TCTATACGGTTTGATACGGCCCAGATGATTGCGGCTTTGGATAAGCGCATCACGCTTTTGGAGAAGGCAAAATGAGCTTGCTTGATCAATTTGGCCCGCTACTTGGTCAGGTCGCCCCCACCATCGCCACTGCGCTGGGAGGCCCGCTGGCTGGCGTTGCCGTCAAGACCCTGTCCAATGTCCTTCTGGGCCACGAGAATGGATCTGAGGACGACGTGAAGGCGGCTATGGCCACAGCAACGCCTGAGCAGCTCACGGCGCTGAAGAAGATTGACGCCGACTTCAAGGTTCAGATGAAGGAGCTGGACATTGATCTTGAGCGCATCGCAGCAGGGGATCGAGACAGCGCCCGCAAAATGCAGACGGAAACCAAGGACTGGGTGCCCAAGATTTTGGCTATCGTCATTACGCTGGGCTTCTTTGGCATCCTTGTCTGGATGCTTGTTCAGGGTATGCCGCAAACTGGCACCGAAGCGCTTCTCATGATGCTTGGCGCGCTAGGTACGGCGTGGACTGGCGTTGTCAATTTCTACTACGGATCGTCTGCTGGCTCCAAGGCCAAGAACGACATGCTTGCTGCGAAGGACAAGTAAGATGAAAGAGAACTGGGATGCCTGCTTCGAAATGGTGCTGAAGCACGAGGGCGGGTTCGTAAACCATCCGCGCGACCCTGGTGGCATGACCAATTTAGGGGTCACGAGGGCAAATTGGGAGCGGTATCTTAACCGCGACGTGAGCGAAGACGACATGCGCTCTCTGACGCCCGAGCGGGTCAAGCCCTTCTACAAGGCCATGTATTGGGACAAGATCAAGGGTGATCAGCTCCCTTCAGGCATCGACTACGCCGCCTATGACCTTGCCGTAAACAGCGGCGTCGGCAGGGCTGCAAAGTATCTTCAGGAGATCGCTGGCGTCACCGCCGACGGAGTGATCGGGCCCAAGTCACTTGAGGCGATCCAGGCCTGCGACGCCAAGGAAACCGCTGACGCCATCTGCGACATGCGGATGGATTTCCTCAAGGGCCTGTCCACCTTTGACACCTTCGGCAAGGGCTGGACGGATCGCGTCACCAAGGTAAAGGCCAAGGCCATGAGTATGGCGGACGAGGCTTGATAGTGCTAGGATGCGGCCATGGCTACGACAACCACCTACATCACGCTTCTGGAAGACCTGAGACGCTATCTTGAGCGAGGCTTTACGCTTGAGTCGGATCAGCTTGTCTACGAGCAGCTTCCTCGCCTGATCAACCTCGCCGAGCGTAGGATTGCTCGAGAGTTGAAGGTCCAGGGTCTGATTAACGTGCTGACCGGCACGCTTCAGGCAGGCCTTGCTGTCTACCCCAAGCCAGACCGCTGGCGCACGACAGTCTCCTTTAACTTCGGTTCTGGTGACGAAAATAACGAATATAATCAACTGTTTCCGCGCGACTATGAATATGTCCGCAGCTACTGGCCTGATCGAACCCAGACGGGTTTCCCGCTGTTCTACGCTGACTATGACTACAACAACTGGATCATTGCTCCAACGCCTGACGCTGCCTATCCCTTTGAGGTTCTGGTCTATCAACTTCTGCCGCTTCTCGACGAGACGAACCAGACGAACTGGCTGACGGAATACGCCCCGCAGGTTCTACTGTATGCCTGCCTCCTTGAGGCGACGCCGTTCCTCAAGAACGACGAGCGCATTGGCGTCTGGCAGCAGATGTATGATCGAGCCTCTCAGGCTCTCAACGGCGAAGACCTTTCCAAGATCCTTGATCGTTCTGCCCGCAGGACGGAGGCGTAAATGACCACGACCTACACCGAAGTCTTTGGCGGCACGAACATCTACCCGTCAGATGTCTCATATTTAGCCTTTAACCTAACTAGTACTGACATTGTCTTGGCGTGGCCTGTCGAGACAAATGCCCCAAATACGCTCGCCGATTACGTCGCTGCGCGCATTATGAATGTAAATAGCACCGGGTCTAGCAGAAAAGTTTATCTCCCTGCGGCCAACGAGGCGTCCGTAGGCGAGTGCTTCCTGTTCAACAATGTTGGCTCTACGACTTTCAGCGTTGTTGGCAGCACTGGCGCAACAATTTGCACTGTTGCGGCTGGGCAATTATGGCAGGTCTACATGACCTCCAACACCACAGCTGCGGGCACTTGGGTTGCGTATCAGTTTGGATCGGCCACCACTCAGGCAAATGCCTCCGCTCTAGCTGGGTTTGGTTTGAAGGCTATTTTCGCGACCCTAAACCAAGCCATTACCGTTACGGCGCTGAGCACTAACTTTACATTAGGCGCGGGTGATCGCGCTGCATTAATCAATTGGACCGGCGCCTCTGGAACCCTGGCCCTGACTGCTTCAGCCACTCTGGGTGCGGACTGGTTCTGCTACATTAGAAACAGCGGGTCCAGTTCTCTCATCATAGACCCCAACAGCACCGAGCTCATCAACGGCCTTTCGACGCTCACCCTCACCGTGGGGCAGTCGACCATGCTGATCTGCGATGGAACCAATTTCTACACGGTTTCTGGCGGTGGGAGCTCAACCAGTTCATTTGATTACACGTCGATCAATGTGGCTGGCACCGGTGATCTGACCCTGTCTGGAACTCAGTTAAACAGGATCTCGTACAATTTGACGGGCGCCCTAACTGGCAATAGGAACATCATCGTTCCTACCACGATTCAGCAATATTGGATCACGAATGCCACCACCGGCGCCTTTACCCTCACTGTAAAGACCTCTGCGGGGACCGGCATTGCCGTGGCTCAGAATGCGGCGCAGATCCTTTACTGCGACGGCACAAATGTTGTTATTGGCCAGACCGCAAGCTCTGTTTCCACGCCCATCTCAATCGCTAATGGCGGCACGGGCGCCACAACCGCCTCTGCGGCAAGGGCGTCTCTCGGGGCCACATCTATTGGCAATGCTCTCTTCATTGCTACTGATCAAGCTGCGGCTTGGACGGCTCTTGGCGTTGCCCCTGCTGGCGTTGTTGATGGTGGTACGTTCTAATGGCTCCATACGTCATCAAATCGCTTCCCGGCATCAAGCGCGACGGAACGCGCCTTGAGAACGGTTTCTATGTTGATGGCCAATGGTGTCGGTTTCAGCGCGGCCTTCCTCGCAAAATGTGGGGCTATCGGCGCCTGAACAACAACTTCTCTGAAATTTCGCGCGGCCTCAACACCTACAACCAGAACGGCCTTCTCTATATTGCTTCCGGGAGCGCTGGTCTTGTTCAGCAAGTTTCCGTCAACGCAAATGGCGTTGTTACGTCCTTTGCGGACAGAACGCCTGCTGCTTTCACGTCTAACGCTACCCATCTTTGGACGTTCGACACTCAATTTGACTCTATCGGCGTCTCTCCTGGCGGATATTTGCTGGCGCACCCCGGCAAAAATTTGACTGAAATTGACAGTAATGCCACATCGCCGCTTTACGTTGGCCTTGTAACTAGTTCAACAGCCTTGACAGAAGTCACCGGCGCGAACGCGCCGACTCCGGTGTCTGGTGGCGTTGTAAGCTTGTTTCCCTACGCTTTTTTGTTCGGATCTAGTGGATTTGTAGCTTGGTCTGTACCAAACAACCCTCAGGATTGGGTTGGAACTGGCTCTGGCGAGGCAAACATCACGAGCCAAAAGATTGTTGCCGGGCTTCCCCTTCGTGCTGGCCCTGGCAATGCTCCCGCTGGCTTGTTCTGGTCTCTGGATAGCCTGATCCGCTGCACCTTCGTGGGTGGCGATGCTATCTTTCAGTTCGATACCCTGACCTCTCAGTCGTCGATCCTGTCTTCACAATCCGTTATCGAATATGACGGCATCTTTTACTGGGTCGGCGTTGACCGCTTCTTGATGTTCAACGGCGTCGTGCGCGAAATTCCGAACCAGCTCAATCAAAACTGGTTTTTTGACAACCTCAACTACGCCCAGAGGCAAAAGGTTTTTGCCTACAAGGTTCCGCGTTTTGGCGAAATATGGTGGTGCTATCCTCGAGGCAACGCCACCGAATGCACCCATGCGGTCGTCTATAATCTTCGCGAAAACACATGGTATGACACTGAATTGCCCAACGGCGGCAGATCAGCAGGCAAATTTGCAACTGTCTACCAATACCCAGTTCTGACTGGCATCAACAATGCCAGCGGCGGCTACAAGCTTTGGCAGCATGAATACGGCGTCGATGAGGTCGATGGCGCAGAGCTTAACTCAATCCCGTCCTATTTCCAGACTGCTGACGTTTCGCTCGTGGCGGATCAGCAACAGCCGAGAAACAAGTCCCTTCGCTGCACCCTGATTGAGCCGGATTTCGTTCAAAGTGGCCAAATGACGGTCCAGATCACTGGCCGGTCGAACGCCAGGTCGCCTGAGGTGACGACGGATCCGCTTGTGTTCACCGATCAGGAAAACACCATCCAGCCCTACCAGCAGGTCTCGATGTTCAAGCAGATACGCCGCGAGATGCGGTTTATCTTTAGGTCCAATGAGGTCGGCGGCGACTACCAAATGGGCCAGTGCATCGCCCACATTGAGCCTGCTGACGGGACGGTGCTGGGATGATCGACCCTCGGGGCATGACTGTTACTGACTGGACCGATTCAATGGTCTATACTCTTGAAAGGTATGGCACTCTGGGTCGTCTGGATGACCCGGATAAATGGCAGACTTGGGCTTTGGGCGTTGTTTCCTTCTTCACGGTCGGAGCGCAGAACCCTCCAAACCCAATGGAATACAATGACTGGCAAGATTGGGCGTTTGCGTTCACTCGTGCTGTAACCCTCCCCGGTGGCTGACATGATCTACACTGCTGATTATCCTGCGAACTGGAACCCTCTGGCGAACAATGCCGCTGATTCGGCTTGGCGTGGGGCTGCCATGAGCATGTTTGCCAAGGGCGGCAGGGCTGGAACGAAGCCTTTCGCCATCAAGGTGCCGCGCGAGCATCTTGAGTACATGGCCAAGGGCGGCCTGGCTCAGCAGGCCAGAAACGTGGCAGGCGCCGGTGTCGGCGGTGACACGATGGTCATCCATATCAATAAGGATGAGTATCACAAGCTTCGTGAAGAGTGGGGCGAGCCCACGATCAATCCTCATACTGGCCTGCCTCAGTTCACGCCTTTTTATAAACAGGCATGGTTTGCGCCTGTTGCGGCTCTTGTCGGCACGGCTCTCATGGCGACTGGCGTTGGCGCGCCTCTCGGCGAGGGTCTTCTTGCAACCTTGGGCGCCGGTGAGGCTGCCGCCACCGGCATTGGCGCCGCCACCGGCATCAGCGCACTCGGCGGCACAACTGTTGGAACGCTTGCCGGGAATGCGTTGATCGGCGCTGGTATCGGTGGCTTGACTGGTGGCGCCAAGGGCGCTTTGACCAGCGGCCTTCTTGCTGGCGCTGGCACGATTGGCTCGTCTGCTTTGGGTAACTATCTGACGGGCGCTGGACCGGCTGCTAGCTCCGATATCAGCTATGATGGCAAGGTTCCATTTGCTGAAACCGAAAGAGGGGTGCAAATTTTGGAAGGGTCTGTGAAAGATCCAAATGCTACTTGGGCCAACAAGGTTGGCAATTTCCTTGTCAATAACCCAGGCGCTCTTGCTGCTACTGCGGTGACGCTCGGCGACATGATGGGTGGCGGCGGAAATGCCCAGCCCGAGGATGCGGCGACTGCTGCGGCTCAGAAGTCTGCGGATCCCAATCTGACACGCCATCTTGCGATTGCTCCCCTTACCCGAAAGAGGATCCCGAATCTCGGCAGCACCTACTTCACATATGGGCAGATCCCCGAGCAGGCTTTCTTCGCTGACAATTCCATCTTGCAGCAGCAAGATACGGATCAGCAGGATACGCCCTCAACCGTCAAGGCGGCTCACGGCGGCCCTCTGAGCCATTATGTGCAGGGCGGCGGAACGGGCCGGTCTGACAGCATCGACGCCAAACTTTCGGATGGCGAATACGTCATCGACGCCGAGACAGTAGCGTTGCTTGGCGACGGATCGTCAAAGGCTGGGGCGCAGAAATTGGATCAATTCCGTGCTAATATCCGCAAGCAGAAGGGCAAGGCTCTTGCGCAGGGTAAATTCAGTCCGAATGCGCGGAACCCTGAGCAGTACCTGATGGGTGGGAGAGCATAATGGCTTCGTTCACAAACTTTCTCACGCAGGGTACGCCTCAGAAGTCTACCAGCTCGACGCTGACAACGTCTGACGTCCCGCAATACCTGTCAGACTATCTCTACAACCTCATGTCTGGGGCATACGGAGCCGCGTCAGAGGACTACCAGCCATATGTTCCTCTTGCGGGCGAAGACCCCAAGAACTATGAGCGCATCGCTGGTTTTGATCCGCTTCAGGAAAAAGCGTTTGACATGACAACTGCCGCCGCAGATGCGTACAAGCCCGGATTAGAAGCGGCAAAAATAAGCGCCAACAAAGCGGCTGGCCTAAGCACGATGGGCGCCGCAGATCCATATTTCAAAACAGCGTCTGAGAGCACAGTCAGCGGCATCAGTAACTATCTAAATCCCTATCAGCAGAATGTCACTGATAGAATGGGCGATCTTGCACAGCGACAGATCCAAGAGAAGCTTCTTCCGGGGTTGAGCGACACTTTTACTCGCTCAGGCCAATATGGCTCAACTCGGCACCAGGAGCTTGCTCAGCGGGGCGTTCGTGATATCGCGAGCGAACTTGAGTCAAACATTGGCGCTCAGCTTGCCAAGGGCTATGAGACTGCTGGCGCCCAGAGGGCTGCGGATCTTCAGAGGCTCGCCTCGATTGGCCAGGCGGCTGGCACACTCACCGGCACCGAAGAGCAGCAAAAGGGCGCGCTCGCAAGCATTCAGGCTGGCCTTGGCCAGAAGGAGCAGGCTCTCGGACTTCAGGGAGCTGCGGCGACCGAGGCTGTTGGCGCCGAAAAGCAGGGCCTGCAACAGAGGATTGACGATCTTCGTTATCAGGACTTTTCAAGGCAGCTCGACTATCCGAAGGAGCAACTCAGCTTCCTCAGCAATATCATTCGCGGTCTTCCTTCTGGCGGCGGCACAACATCGAGCACGACGACAAGCTCTGGCAATACCTATTCTGCTTCTCCGTTGGCGCAGTTGGCTAGTGCTGGTCTCAGCGCCGCCGCCATCAGCAATCTACTCAAGTAAGGTCTGAGACATGGCTGACGATGATGAAGACGTTGGTGTAAAGACCGATCCCTACAGCGTTCTTGCCGCCAATCTGGGTGGGCCTGAGAGGGCCGCCCTTATGCTCATGCAGCAGCGCCAGGCTGGTGTAAATGCTCAGCAGCAGAAGCTGATGGACATGATGCAGGAGCAGGAAGGGCCTCTCAGCCAGACCGGCATGAGCGACTA